GTCAGGTCTTTTACTCACGCCATTTTTTCCAAGGAGGTGGCCGTGACGCGTCAGTTGCGGGCGGTGACTCCAGACGAAAAGCCGAAGAAGATGACGGTGGCTCAAGCTGCATCTTCGGGCACGCCTCGTGACCTGTTGGTGTCGCTACGAGCCCGTTTGGCGTCAGATATTGACGATCCGAACACTCCTGCCCGCGATCTGGCGGCTTTGTCGCGAAGACTGCTGGAAATCGCGAAGGAAATCAACATGATCGATGCTCACGATCAGGGGGATGACGTTGGCCGCGCCGCAGCAACTCCTGACGAGGCCTGGGACGCTAGCGGAGGCTAGGCACGTCATTCTCCCGGCTGGCATCGTCGCATCCGGTTTCCCGCAGGTGCGGGAGACTTGTCGCCAAATCGGGATCAGTTTCGACGATTGGCAGTCGGGTCTGAACCGATGCATTCTCGCCAAAGCTGCAGATGGTCTGTATGCCGCCGACACGGTCGTGTTGTCGATTCCTCGTCAGGTCGGGAAGACGTACGACATTGGCGCGATCGTGTTTGGGATCTGCGTCGCTAACCCGGGAACGACTGTGGTGTGGACTGCGCACCGGTTCAAGGTGGCTCGTGAGACGTTCACGATGCTTCGGTCGCTGGCCAATTCGTCACTGTTGAAGACGCATCTGGACTATGACGAGATCACGACCGCAGCTGGCAACGAGTCGATCCCATTCCGCAACGGGTCACGGATCGTTTTCGCGGCGCGCGAGCGTGGTGCCATCCGCGGGTTCACGAAGGTGCGGATCCTTGTTTTGGACGAGGCGCAAATCTTGACTGAGGCTGGGCTGGCCGACCTAGCGCCGACGATGAACCAAGCGGCGAACCCGCTCATTATCATGATGGGCACACCGCCTAAACCGAACGACCCTGGCGAGGTGTTCACAAATCTCCGCGAGGCCGCGCTGAGCGGTGAGGCTGAGGGCGTGCTCTACGTCGAGTTCTCGGCTGAGGAAGGGTCCGATCCGGACAGCCGTGAGGCTTGGCGGCAGGCTAACCCTTCGTACCCAGAGCGCACTCCGGAGCGGGCGATCCTGCGGATGCGCAAACTGCTGGCCGAGGACGATTTCCGCCGTGAGGCCCTGGGGATTTGGGACAGCAACGCTCTGCGGTCTGCTATCCCGGTTCAGACGTGGCGACGACAGGCGGATTCGCGCTCCCGAATTGCGGGTCCCCCAGTGTTTGCGGTTGAGGTTGCACTGGACCGCTCTATGGCTGCCATTGCAGTGGCTGGTCGGCGTGCTGATGGCCTTCTGCATGGCGAGTTAGTGCGGTACGGCAAGGGGTCAGCGTGGGTGCAGGACGAGCTCGTGCGGCTGTCTGAGAAGCACAACTCCACTGTTGTCATCGACGGAGTGTCGCCCGCCGCGTCCATGATTCCTTCGTTGAAAGATGCCGGCGTGTCGTTGAACGTAACGACTTCGGCGGACATGTCGCGAGCCTGTGGGGTGTTTTTCGACGCTGTCACCGAAAGCCAGTTCTTCCACCTCGGCGATCCTCAGGTTGAGGTTGCGCTTCTCGCCGCCGGTAAACGGTCGCTGGCTGGTGGGTGGGCGTGGGACAGGCGCCATGCCGATATCAGCCCTTTGGTTGCGGTGACACTCGCCGCATATGGAGTGTCCTTGTTCGGCGATGACGATGGAGGGGTGACGTTGTGGTGAGCACCCTTGTCCAGTTGGTTGGCGTTCTGTTGTTAGTTGCAGCGGGGGTTGTTCTGTGGTCGTCGTGGTCTTTGGTCATCGGCGGCGTTCTGCTGTTGGTGGTGCCTGAGATCGGCGCGGCGCGTAGGCGGCGGCCGTGACTTTCTTGGATGCGTTGCGTGGCCGCCCAGTTGAGGCCAGGGCATCAATCGAGTCTCCGCTGGTGCCGCTGACGTCTACGACGTTGGTCGACATGATGACGGCGCCAGCGTCCGCTGCTGGCGTGCGGGTGTCGGAGCAGACTTCGTTGGGCATGTCGGCTGTGTGGCGGGCTGTGAACCTGCTGGCTGGCACGGCGGCGTCGTTGCCGTTGCACGCTTATCAGCAAATTGACGATGTGCGGGTGCCTGCGTCGAAGGATCAGCAGGGCACCCGGCTGCTGGCTGACCCGCACCCGGATTTGACTCCGATGGAGTTGTGGGAGACGGCGTACGCGCACCTGCTGTTGTGGGGGAACTGCTACTTCCAGAAGTTGTACAACCAGGCGGGTCAGCTCAGCGAGCTGTGGCCCATTCGCCCCGAGTCCGTGCGGCCCGGTCGAGCACGCGACCACACGAAGGTGTATGTGGTCAACGGCGACGAAGATAACCCGCAGACGGACCGCGAGATTTTCCACATTCCCGGGTTCAGCCTGGACGGAATCATGGGCTTGTCTGTGATCCAGATGCACCGTCAGGGGCTTGGGTTGGCGTTGGCCGCTGAGGAGTACGGGGCCCGTTTGTTCGGGTCGGGGTCGATGATGTCGGGCATTTTGACGACGCCGACGAAGCTGACGCAGGACCAGGCGACCCGGCTCAAGGAGCAGTGGGCGGCTAAGCACTCTGGGTTGGCGCATGCTCACGAGGTGGCGGTGCTCGACAACGGTGCGTCGTTCCAGCAGATGTCGATTCCTCCGCAGGACGCGCAGTTCATTGAGTCGCGGCGGTTCCAAATCGCTGAGGTGGCCCGCATGTTCGGGGTGCCTCCGCACATGTTGATGGACATGGAGCGGTCGACGTCGTGGGGGACAGGGATTGAGCAGCAAGGCTTGGGGTTCGTCGTCTACACCCTGCGGCCGTGGCTGACGAGGGTTGAGCAGCGCATGACGCGGTTGATTCGTCCGGCGACTGTGTATGCCCGTTACAGCGTCGAAGGCCTGTTGCGCGGCGATTCTGGTGCCCGGTCGGCGTTCTACACGTCGATGTGGAACATCGGCGCGTTCTCGACGAACGAGATTCGCAAGTTGGAGGATCAGCCCCCGGTGCCTGACGGCGATGTTCGTTACCGCCCGTTGAACATGGGCGAACTTGGTCAACCTGACCCGCAAGCGGCGCTGTTGCCGGCGCCCGCCGCTATCGCCGACTAAAGAATCTCCACCAATTCGATTGAGTGGATGACCCGCACGTCCAGACCATCGGGTGTCTCTGGGTCCAGCCAAGTCTCGTTCGTTACCCGGTAAGCGGAGCCTGCCGAGGGCATCTCGCACTGCCACCGCTCAACGAATTCGCCCTGCAGTCCTTGGCCCCGCACCGTGTCCGTCATGCCTAGAAGTTTATCCGTTGGAGGTCCGCCCATGCGTGAAGTGCGAGCTATGAAGGTGGACGACGCTGAGGTCCGCAAGGACGCTGAGACGTCGACGTTGAACTTCTCTGGTCATGCTGCCGTGTTCAATGAGCGGACGTGGATCGGGCCTAAGAAGTGGGGTTTCTGGGAGGAGTTGTCGGAGGGGTTTTTCGACGACGTCCTCGACGACGACGCCGCGTTCCTTGTGAACCACGACCCGAACATTGTGCTGGCCCGCAACGGGAAGACGATGAAGTTGTCGACCGACGAGCGTGGCCTGGTTGCGGACGCGCAGTGGGACCCGACGGACCCGGATGCGGTGAAGTGGGCTAACCGGGTGAACCGTGGCGATGTGTCGCAGATGTCGTTTGCGTTCACGGTCGCCGAGGAGAAGTGGTCGGAGGACGACGACGGTGTGGAAACCCGCACCCTCCTGAAAGCTGACCGGCTGTACGACGCGTCGCTGGTGACCTACCCGGCGTATGCGGGCACAGATGGTGCGATGCGCGACGCTGCCGCTGAGGTGGTGAAGCGTCACCGCGGCTACGACCCGCGCGTTGCCCGCGCGAATCATCCCGTCGTGGAGCCGTCGCAGCCAGTGAACCCAGTCGAGCAAACCGAAGTGCCGCCGATCGACGCCCCGTCACCGAACGAAGTTGTTGAAGCACCGCCGGAACCTGCACCGGCCACCCCTGATTCGGTCGGCGAAATGCGCCGTCTGCGTCACCGTGCCATCGCGGCACGTCACCGCCTTTCCCTGTAACACCTTTTCTCCCCTAACCGCCCTGCCCAGAGTTCTCTGGTCGGGGACCAAGTCGCGTCCCCGGCGCGTGAAAGGAACAAAATGGCTACCACGCAGCAGCTCCGCGATCAGCGCGCCGGCGTCTGGGAACAGATGAAGGAGGTCATGGACGTCGCCGAGCGTGAAGGGCGCGACCTGACCGCTGAGGAGCGCAGCAAGTACGACAAGGCTGAGACTGACCTTGAGCGTCTCGGTGACGACATTGACCGCCAGGAGCGCCACGACGAGCGCGCACGGCAGCTCGCCACCGTCGACCGTTCGGCTCTGGTGCCGGCGGATCACCCGCAGCAGAAGGACGAGTCGAAGGACCGCTACGAGCGGGCGTTCGACGGCTACATGCGCGGTGTGGCGCTGTCTGAGATGGCACCCGAGGACGCGAAAACGCTTCGTTCGGGGTGGCGTCAGGACAGCGAAGCTCGTGCTCAGGGCGTCGCAACGCAGGCTGCTGGCGGCTACCTGGCCCCGGCTGGGTTCGACGCGAATCTGCGTGAGTTCATCCTCACGTATAGCAACCTGATGCAAGAGGCGCAGGTCATCAACACCGACACCGGTTCCGCGTTCTCGTGGCCGACGGTGAACGACACCGCCAACGTGGGTGCGATCCTCGCGGAGAACACGCAGGTGACTGAGCAGGACGTGACGTTCGCGACCGCTCAAATCGGCGCGTACAAGTACACGTCGAAGATGGTTCGGGTGTCGATGGAGCTGCTGCAGGACGCAGCGTTCGACGTCGCCGGCTACCTGAACAGGGCGCTCGCGGAGCGCATCGGCCGCATTTGGAACCAGCACTTCACCACCGGCACCGGTTCCAGCCAGCCGCAGGGCATCGTGACTGGCGCTGTCGCCGGAAAGGTCGGCACGACCGGTCAGACGACCACGGTCATCTACGACGACCTGATCGACCTCATCGACTCGATCGACCCCGCCTACCAGGGCAACGCTCAGTTCATGCTGAACGCGGCGACCCGCAAGGCAATCCGCAAGCTCAAGGACACCAGCGGTGCGCCGCTGTGGCAGCCGTCGATCCAGGCGGGTGTTCCTGACCAGCTCCTCGGTTACCCGTATGTCGTCAACACCGACATGCCGGTTCCGGCGGCGAACGCGAAGTCGATCCTGTTCGGCGACTTCCGGGCTGCGTATCTCGTCCGTCAGGTGATGGGCATTCAGGTGCTGCGGCTGAACGAGCGGTTCGCTGACTTCGGCCAGTCCGCTTTCCTCGGGTTCGCGCGTGCCGATGGTGTGGTTCAAAACACCGCGGCGTATCGGGCCTACCAGCACAGCGCGACCTGACCTACCCGCACACATCATCGGAGAGAGAGCAGAACATGGCAGAAGCAAGCAAGGTTGAGCAGGCCAACAAGAGCCTGCCGTATCAGGGTGACCACGACCGCATCGCGATGCTGTCGTTGAACGCTGACGGCACAGCCGATCAGCACAACCCTGAGGTCATCATCGACAAGGCGGCCGCTGTTGAGGCGTCGCAGACCCAGTTCGCACAGCAGGCGGTGTCTGCGGTCGACGTCGAGAAGCGCGGCGTCACGTCCGGGCTCGGTGCCGACAGTGTTCTGGTTGGGCAGGAGGACGGCACCACGAAGGAGGTCGCCGCCTCTGAGGTTCCGCAGGACGGCTCGGTGGACGAGTTGACGAAGGCGCACGACGCAGCGGCGAAGTCGGCCCTGTCTGCGGCTGAGTCAGCTGTCGGTTCGCTGGTCAAGAGCTAATGCCTCGAATCCGCCTGCTCGTCTCTGTTGCGGGTGACCGTGGCGCTGTCCGTGGTGACGCGGGCACGGTGCTGACGGTCGACAACGCCACGGCTCGTGTGTGGTGCGACGGCGAGCGGGCGGAACGAGTGATTGACCGGGAGATCCCCGTTGAACGGACCGTGTTGAACACACGGGTTCGGTCTCGGGGTTGACGTGGAGCCGTTCGCTTCTCCCGCCGAGCTTGCCACCTATCTGCAGTCGGCGACGCAGGTTGAGGCGGACGCTGGGAGTGGCGACGTTCTGGAAACGGGCGTCGCCACGCAAGCCCTTGCGGCGGCGTCGGGTGCCATTCGTGCGGCGTGTGGCTGGTCTATAAGCCAGGAGACGGTGTCGGGCCCGGTGACGTGGGCGACGGGGTCGTGTGTGTTCCTGCCGACGCTGTATTTGACGGCGGTGTCGTTGATGTCGGGTGGGTTGGCGTTGGTGGATGGCGCCGATTTCACGTGGTCGCAGAACGGTTTGTTGCGGCGTTCGGCTTTGACTCGGTATTGGTTGGGGTCGGTGGAGATCACCTACACCCACGGCTATGCGACGATCCCGGATGCTGTGAAAGCGGTGTGTTTGGAGCGGGCGGCGCAGCAGGTGGTGAATCCGTTGCAGATGGTGTCGGCGACTGTCGGCGGGGTGTCGGATGTTTATCGTCGCGCTGAGGCTGGCAGCGATTTGGTGTCTGATCCGCGTTTGGCGCCGTTCATGCTCCCGGCGATCGGATGAGACTGAACGACAAGGTCAGCATCCTGTCGGCCGGCGACTTGGCGGAGGACTCCCACGGCAACCCGGTTGTCGACTGGGACAACGCTGCGGTGAAGGTGGAGCCGGCGCAGGTTGTGCCGGTGTCCAGCTCGGAGAATTTGGCGGCGCAGGACACGGTGACAACTAGGTGGCGGGTGTTCCTGTTGCCGATGACAGCTGCCGGGTCTGAGTCGAGGATTCTGTGGCGCGGCCTCACTTATGAGGTGGACGGTGATGTTGAGTTGCACACCGACTCACGTTCCCGGCCGCATCACCGTGAGGCGTTGCTGCTGCGGGTGTCGGGATGAGTTTGCTGCCTGACGCTGAGGCGTTGCTGATTGCGGCGTTGAAAGCTCAGCCGTCGGTGACTGCGTTGTGTGGAGGCCGGGTCGGCACTCGTCTGTCAGGCACCTATCCCGCCATTCGTGTCACAACGCTGGGCGGCGGCGAGTCCGTCGCCGACACTGGTTCACCTGATTTGCAGGTGGAGTGTTGGGGCGACGGCACCGGCTCCGCAGCTGAAACGCAGGCGTCGGATTTGGCGCGGACTGTGCATTCGGTGGGCGGCAGTCTGCGCGGCGTGTTTGGGCCGGGGACTGTCGTTGGGTCGTGGACGTACGGCCTGCCGCTCCACAGCCCCGATCCCACAACGGCCCGCGAGCGGTACATCGTCACCGTCGGCATCACCCTGCAGCCGACGCCCTGAACCTATCGGACGCGTTCCACCTGCAGGTTGGTGGCGTTGCCCCCCAACTCGTCTTGAATCATCAACGTTTCGGGCCACGGCGCGTAGATCACCCAATGATCCGAGATCAGAATGCCGGTCGGTGGCGTCCGTCCGGCGTTAACCGAGTCCTGCGCTAACGCCACCGTTAATGAGTTGGTGTCGTTCAACTGCACGACTCGGTTGTTGTTGCAACTGCCCGTCTCTCCGTCGCTGCTGACGAGTTTCCACTGCGATATGGGGCATGTCAGTCCAGCATCGATGGCGGCGTCCCGCAGTTCGGTGACGGTGTCGAACTGTTGTTCGCCGCCGCATCCAGACAGTGACGCCACACCGGCGAGTGCTGCCGCTGCGGCCAGGGCCCGTTTCGTCCTGCGCATGAACCGACGTTAGCGGGGGTGCAGGCGAGGCGTGACACAGCCACCTAAATACACCGACGAAGTGTTGGCGGCGCAACGCCAACTGGCGGCGCAACGCGGCGACGACCCGCCGCCTGCACCCGACGGCCAGGTCCGCTACCACATCGCCGTCGACCCAAAGCATCTGCACCAAGGCACCGCCGACCGCTACACGGTGGCGTCGATTTTGCGCGCCATCGCCGACCAGCTCGACCACATCTGACAAACCGAGGAGAACCCAATGGCTGAGAAGTCAGCAGCAGCACCCGCGCCGGTCGCCACACCTGAGGAGGTGGCGAAGCTCGCCGCCGCACAGGAGGAGGAGTGGGGGACCTATATGGCGATTGAGCCGATTTCCTACAACGGCGTGCCCGCCTACAACGTCGGCGACCCTGTGCCGGTGTCGAACGTCAAGCGTCACAAGTACGACGAGCAGGGCCTCGTCGCGAAGGGCGACTCCGCTGCGGCGCAGAAACTCCTCCGCGCGATTCACGAGCAGCCGAATTCGGTCGTCGAGACACTCAAGCCCGTCTCGCTCAGCATCCCGATCAAGTAACCAACCCCCAACCCCCGTAGAAAGGGCCCATCATGGCTCCCGCCGCAGTTGCAACACCGAACCTCCTGGTGGACCCGGGTTGGCTCTTTCACGCGCCGATCGGTACCGCCCTCCCCACCAACACTGTCGCCGCGTCGAAGTTCACCGACGCCTGGACGACGTGGCTGCCCCTCGGTGCCACCACCGAGGGCTCCACGTTCTCGTATGAGACTGAGGTTGAGGCGATGACCGTCGCCGAGCTGTTCGACCCGGTCAAGTACGCCACGGTCGGTCGTACCGGCAGCATCGCGTTCGCACTGGCCGACTACACGCTGACGAACCTTAAGCGTGCGCTGAACGGTGGAACGATCACTCCGACCGGTTCGGGTGCGACGCTGATGCAATCGTTCGCCTTGCCGACGCCTGGCGCTGAGGTGCGGTCGATGCTTGGCTGGGAGTCTGCGGACTCCACGGTGCGCATCATCATCTTGCAGGCGCTCTGCTCGGGCACCATCGAGATGGCGTTCCAGAAGGCTCCTGACTTCGCTTCCATTCCGATGGAATGGAGCATGGAGTTGCCGACCGGCGGCTCGCAGCCGTTCAACATTTACACCGCTGGCGCGACGAGGGCCTGATGGCATCTATCGGGTCTTTCGGCAAAAAGCATGAGCCCGTTGTCGACGAGGACCCGGACACCTTCGGGTGGTTCGGGTCCGATGTCCGTCTGCGCACCGAGTTCAACCAGGTCCGCCTCATCAACCTCATGGACCTGGTGCGCAGCGTCGAGGACACCGACCCGGCGGCCACCGCAGTCATCAAGGACATGTTCGAGCTAATCATTGAGCCCGACGACTTCAAACGGTTCTGGAAAGACGCCGAAGACAACTGGCAGACGCAGGCCGACATGATCGAGCTGTCGACGATCCTGATGGAGGCGATCACCAGCCGCCCTACGCGGAGGCTGTCCGACTCCTCGAATGGGCAGCCATCAACGCCGGAGAACTCGCCGGCCGCATCTTCCTCCGCAACGGCTTCCGCTGGCAGCGAGGAGCCAGCGCACCGCCCGGATCTCGTGCTGCTGCAGCAAGGCGGCCGGGAGACGAGGGAGTATCTGCAGGCGAAAGCCCGCGAGGCTGTGGGGGTTTAGGGCTCGACCTGATCGCCAACGTCGCGTTTGTGGAGTTGTTGGATCAGGTTCGCTCCCAGGCGTCGGCGGCGCAGATCACCACCGCACCGTTGGTGGCTGCCGGTTTGAAAGACCGGTCGGGTAAGCACGTCACCTTGGTGAGTCCTGACGACGAGGTGCGCCGGTTTTTGGAGCGGCTGTCGCAGCCGTCCGACCATGACCGTGTTCGGCAAGCAATTTTGAGGGAGGTGGCGGGGTGAGTCTCAAAAATTATGACGTGAACTTGAAGACTGACCCCGCTGTTCTGCAGGGCCTGTTGGACGGTGGTTGGCAGGTTGCGGAGGTCGCGGCTGGGCTCGCCCCGCGTTTGACGGGTCG